GTTTGATGAGAATGCTTTGAAGAACGATGAACCAAGATTGATCATTCCATTTCTTAATAAGAGCGGGAATCTTTTTGCTATTCAAGGCAGGTCTTTTCGCAAAGATGGTTTAAGATATATTACAATAAAGATTGACATTGAAGCACCTTTGATATATAATATTGATACAGTTGATGAATCTGATACCGTATATTGTGTAGAAGGTCCAATCGATAGTATGTTTATTCCTAACAGTATCGCAGTCGGCGGTGCTGATTTAAAGCGTGTAGAAGAAGTATTGACAACTGATAATATTGTGTATGTGTTTGATAATCAACCACGCAACAAAGAGATTGTGAATATAATTAAAAAATCTTGTGATGCTGGTCATAGAGTTGTAGTGTGGCCAGATAATATTATTGAGAAAGATATTAATGAAATGATTATGAATGGTCATTCTCAGAGTGAAATTCTTGATATTATAAATTATAATACTCACTCAGGTTTAGGTCTTAAAATGAAATTGAACGCATGGAGCAAATGCTAATGAATGTGAAACTGATTAGTTATAGTATGGTATCCAAAGAGTTATTTGATGCTGATAATTCATTAAGAGATGTACAGGGATTAATTGCATATTGCGCCCGTGTTTCAAATCCGTCAAATCAAATTAATTCAGAAACATCTGAAAAACTAATCAAGTATCTGATTAAACATCAACATTGGTCACCGCTTGAAATGGTCAATGCTTGTTTAGAAATACAAACAACAAGAGATATCGCACATCAAATTGTTCGTCATCGTTCTTTTTCTTTTCAAGAGTTTAGTCAGAGATATGCGAATCCTGAAGAACAAGGTGAGATGTTTGAATATAGCGAAGCAATGTTACAAGATACGAAGAATCGTCAAAACTCTATTGATGTTGATGATGAAAAATTACAACTTGATTGGCTACATGCACAGATGCGTATTGCGTATCTAGCCAAAAAAGAATACGACTGGGCAATTAAAAACGGCATTGCGAAAGAGCAAGCAAGGAAAGTATTACCAGAAGGTATTACAAAAACAAAACTTTATATGAATGGAACGTTGCGTAGCTGGGTACACTATATACAACTACGTGGCGCTAATGGTACACAGAAAGAACACATGGAAATTGCTCATGCTTGTGCTAAAGTTATAAGCGAGATTTTTCCACTCATGAACAATCTAAGGGAAGAGAAATAATGTCAAACTATTTACCAACACTCTATCAACAATTCATTCATCTGTCTCGTTATTCTCGTTGGTTACCTGAAGAGGGTCGACGTGAAACTTGGGAAGAAACTGTAAATCGTTATTTCAATTTCTTCACCGAACATTTGAAAGATATGCATGATTATGACGTTGGTAGTATTCGTAAAGAGTTAGAAGAGGCTGTTCTTTCCTTACAGGTGATGCCATCGATGCGTTGTTTAATGACTGCTGGTGAAGCACTTAAACGTGAAAACATTGCTGGCTATAACTGTTCGTATGTTGCTGTTGATCGTATTCAAGCGTTTGACGAAATTCTTTATGTGTTAATGAATGGCACAGGCGTTGGATTCAGTGTTGAGCGGCAGTATGTAAATGAACTCCCTCGCATTGCTGATGACTTCCATGAGACAGATACGACTATTGTTGTTTCTGATAGTCGCTTGGGTTGGGCAAAAGGTTTGAAAGAACTTGTTGGCATGTTATATGTTGGTCAGATGCCAAAGTGGGACTTATCAAAACTTCGTCCAGCAGGTGCTCCTCTCAAAACTTTTGGTGGTCGGTCAAGTGGACCTGATCCGTTAGATAGTTTGTTTACTTTCTGTGTTGGGAAGTTTCGTGGTGCTGCTGGTCGTAAACTCTCATCACTTGAATGCCATGACATTGTTTGTAAGATTGCAGAAGTTGTAGTTGTTGGTGGCGTTCGTCGCTCCGCATTGATTAGTCTTTCAAATCTTTCTGATGACCGTATGCGTCATGCAAAATCTGGTCAGTGGTGGAACGATGAAAGTCAACGTGCATTAGCAAATAACTCTGCTTGCTATACAGAAAAACCAGACATCGGTATCTTCATGGATGAATGGAAGTCACTATATGATTCAAAATCTGGTGAGCGTGGTATCTTCAATCGTGAAAGCGCAAATAGGATGGCTGAGATGAGCGGTCGTCGTAAAGTTGAAGACTATGAGTTTGGTACAAATCCATGTAGTGAAATTATTCTTCG